TGTGCGCGGCTCCGGTGGCGTGGCGGGGTTTCACGGTGGTTCTGCCGTGGTTGCCGTAGCTGGTTGGAATGAGGATGCGCTTGAAGTGGGGCTTGAGCGTGGCGAGGCCGTCGGCGATGCGGTCTTGGAGCCAGAGGATGACTTGCGTGGGGGTCTTGCTGTTCGACTCGGCGAGTTCTTCGTGAATCATGCCGGTCATCAAGTCGCCGCCGAGCCAGAGGATGAGGTCGTCGATCTTGGCTCCGTGGCGCTCGATCTCGGTGAGGCGGGCGATGGTGGAGAAAAATTTCTCGATGCGGGTCTTGGCGATGGGCAGCCGGTATTCGTTGAGGCCGTTGACGCTGGTGGCTTCGACCGTTTCCTCGACATGCCAATCGCTGGCCATGGCGATGGCGACGGCCTCGGCTTTGTCGTTCATCGAGACGGAGAGCGGATGAGGGCGGATGCGGGTTTTGCCGAGCGAGAGGGCGATGCCGAGTTGCTTTTCTAGCGACTCCACGCTGGCGGCGTATTGGGCAAGTTTGGCTTTGAGGGCGTCCACTTCGGTTTTGTGGGCCTTGTCGGCTTGCTCGCGGGCGATGGATGACCAGGTTGTTTTGCTCATGCTTCTTCCTCCTCTTCGTCGTCTTCGGTTTCTTCCTCTTCCTCGATGGGCCAGAGGATTTCCTCGGCTTCGCGGGCGAGAGATTTTGCGGCGTAGGAATTGCCGAATTTGAAATCCATATCGAAGGTCGTTCCGGCGTCCTCCCACGAGACGACACACACCCCGACTTCAAAATGCTCGGCGAGGAGCTGGCGGACCTGTGTCATCACGGCCTCGCGGTCTGGCGGTGGGGAGGATTTTCGGCTCATAGGACTTTGCGCAGGGCCGAAAGGAGGGCGGATTGGGCGGCGGGGCTGCAATCGTCTTTGCGGCCGGGGGCGATGTCCTCGTGCCGGAGGATGTTTTTGAGGGGGATGTCGTAGTCTTCGAGGATGGGCAACAGGTATTCGACGGCGGAGAGCAGGGCGTCTTCGGAGAGCGGGGTCGTGTAGGTGTCGCCTTCCCAGGCGAGGCCGAGGGCGTAGTTGTTGCAGTTTGGGCGGCCTTGCCAGGAGGAGACGCCGGCGTGCCAGGTGCGGGCGCTTGGCGGGGCGAGGACGGTTCGTTTGCCGGAGCGACTGATGATGCAGTGGTAGCTGACTTTTGAAACGGGATCGAGGCACCACGAGACGCTGCCAGCATACGCGCCGCTGGTGTGGTGCAGGATGATGTGGGTCGGGGTGATGTTGCGACCGGGGGAGATGTTGGGGGTGCGGCGGTTGGTTTGCTGGTAGAATTTTGTGGCGGGGGCTAGAGGGGCGGAGGGTTGAGGGGCCGTCGAGGACGACGGCGCTCCTAGGGGCTGCGGCGCGGACGACACGGAGGTCGTCCCTCCAGGGAAAAGGCGGCGCAGGAGGGCGAGGATCATTTGTCTTTAAGGACTTTGGCTTCGCCGAATTTTCCCCAGGCGTAGGCGAGGTTGTCGTTGCCGGGGAGGTCGGGATTGGTGACCGGCATATATTTGACGCTGACGCTAACTTGCAAGTTTCCGAGTTCTCCTTGTTGGTCGCCGAATGGGGGGATGGGAATCGAGACGCAGCTCGTCAAGAACGAGCAGGCGATGAGCAGCCAACCGAGGAGCATGAGACCGGCGGCGGCTTGCTTGGGTTTCATTTACCTTTGCGAAACACATTTACCGCGCCGACGATTCCGAGCCCCGCCGCGACGATAGCCTCTTGATGGTCAGGGCTTAAGGCCACGCCCGCCGAGGTGAGGAGGAGCAAAATGCCTCTCCATGTCGAGTTCTCTGAAAGTCTTGCAATCGTGTAGTTTAGTATTGTTTTCATAGTTTTGGTGGTAGGGTTTATTTGCGGAGATCGCGGGCGAATTTGATGCAGGTGAGGATTCCGGCGACGAGGCCGAGCGCGACGGAGCCGAGTCGCATCCAGTTCTCGATATGAGGCAGCATCGAGTAAGCGGCTGCGCCGAGGCTGGTGGCAGTGCCGACCAAACCGGTGGCGAGGGTTTTGAGCGGGTGGGTGTCCATTACGGAGCGGTGAGAGCTGTTGCAAGTTGCTCGCCTGTCGTTGCGACGGTGGCAGAATTTTTCAAGCGTTCACCGATGCTGCCTGCGGTGGTGAGGCTGCTGGTGGCGGCTCCCCAGACGGCGGCGAGGACATCGCTTTGGCTCAAATAGGCGGTGCCGGTGGTCGCATCAACAGGGACTCCAAATGCCACAGATGACGCGGCTGGAACGGCGCAAGAGCCACTAAGCGCACCGCTTGCGTAGCTCACTCCGCTGCGCACATCGGTGTCGGCTGGCATGGCGGCATTCGCGGTGGCGTCGATGAGGGTTTTTGCGCCTGCGGTGTCGCAGTAGTTGAAGACGGCGACATTGGTGTTGGCTTTCTTGAGGCGAATGCCTGTGCCGCTAACGGGCGATTGTCCGTATGCGCCGAATTCTATTTCCTGCACTTCAAGCACTCCGAGACCAGTGTTGCTGGCTCCCACAGCGGAGGATAATCCTGCCGTGTTGCCGGGGCCGTAGGCGTTACCTATGGCACGCTTCACCGTTATGGTTCCCGTTGATGTGTTTGAGGCTCCTGCCAGAACTGATCCGCCGATAGCGTTGCCGTTTACGACTACCGTGCCGGTAGAGGAATTGACGATTCCAAGGCCGCCGCCTCCGCTGGCTTGATTGCCGCCTGTGGCATTGCCATTGAGCGTGACCGTGCCTGTGCCTGCATTGGTGATGCCGTGTGATGTGGTAAGTGCGGCGGTGGACGATCCGACGGAGTTTCCTGTGAAATTCACGGTGCCGCCAGAGACATAAAGACCGGACACTCCGTTTGCTGTGCCCCCTGTGGCTGTGCCGGACAAAACATTGAGAGTGCCGCCAGAAATCGACACGCCCGCAGAATTCGCTGCCCCGCCAGAACCAGAAGAACCGCCTGTCATGTTTCCTGTGAGGTTCACGGTTCCAGCGGTCATGGATAACCCATTTTGCAAAGCGGTCGTTCCGCCGGTCATGTTACCGGTTAATGACAAAGTGCCAGAGCTGGTTTTGTTTATTCCGTGGCCGTTGCTTGCACTTGTTCCTCCGCGAGAATTCCCAACAATAGTCCCCGAAGCCGTTCCTGTTTGGTTCACGCAGGCCGTTGCGGTGCTGCCAGCGAAAATATTGGCGGTCAATGTGACCCCATCCGCGAGTGTAAATGATCCGCCTGCCGTGGCAGAGTTGATGTTGTCATTCCGCACTTCCCCTGTGCTGCCGAGGTCGGTGGACACATTGACCGTGACCGTGAAGGAGTTTGCGACAAGCACATCGCCGCTGGCAAATGTGACGGCGGCGGCGGTTCCGGCGGGCGTGGTGGCCCACACATCGGCGGCGTTGATGTTTCCCGTTTTCCGAGCGTAGTAGGTAGCCATGGCTTAAAATCCTTTTGCTACGATGTAGGCTTGGAGGGCCGCTTGGATCGCGCCCACCGCTTGCTGGGTGGCAGCGTCGCTGCCAGCGAGCGAGCCGAGCGCGATGCCGATTGCGGCTTCGTCTGCGGTGATGACCTCGCCGTTCTCAATGCGAGTCGGGACGAGACGCATGGCGACATTGGCGTCGGTCGATCCGTCGCCGTTGTATTTGCCGGTGATGGCGAGGTTTAAGCTGTAGCGGTCAAATGTTTGGCCGTCTTCGAGGGTGATGTGATTGGTGGCGATCATGTGTCGGTGGTTTGGTTAAGGTTAGGAGTAGGAAAGGGAGGCGCGGTTGCTCCATGCGCCGGTGGCGTTTAAGGTGCTGGTGGACCCGTCGCTGGCGACTTCGATACGGGCGATGTCCCAAGCAGCGTCGGTGGTGTTTGCGCCTGTGGGGGCGCGACCGATGTAGTGGTAGGGGGAGGCGAAAGAGGATTGGACGAGGTAGCTACTGGAACCGCCGCCGCCGGAGATATCCCAGATTTCGTCTGTGGAGGGGTTGCGGAACCAAAGCCGCTTGTCCGTGTGGTTCACGGCGGGTTCGGATTTTGCAATGTCGTTAATGGTGGGAATCTTCCCTGCGACCGTGCTGGATTTGAGCTTGATGATGTTGGCCATTATGTAATGAGCGTTGCGAGGGCGGAGGGGGATGGAACCCCTCCGCTCTCATGGTTAGTTGTTAGCGACTAGTAAGTTCCGCCGTCCAGAGTCACATCCGAGAAGGTGACATTGGAGATGGCTCCACCTGTGATGGAGACATTGTTTGCCGCTTGGGTGCTGATTGTCCCAAGGCCGAGAGTCGAGCGAGCTGCCGAGGCGTCGGCGTCGTCGATGAGGCTGCGGCCGAAGCTGGTCAGGTCAGCGGTGCTGAACTGGTCCGCGCCGGTTGCGTAGACAACCTTGTCGGCGGCGACGGTGACTCCTGCCAAAGCGGCGAGGGTGGCGTCGTATGCCTGGACATTCGATCCAATCGCGAGGCCGAGGTTTGTGCGGGCGGCGCTGGCGTCGGTGAGGTCCGAAAGATTCGAGGCTTTCGCGAGTTTTTCGCCGAGGGCTGTTGTGAGCGTGGTGGCGTAGTTCGCGTCATCGGCAATTGCGGCGGCGATTTCGTTGAGGGTGTTGAGGAGGTCGGGGGCTCCGTCAACGATGGCGGAAACGGCGCTATCCACATAACCCTTGTTCGCGGCGTCGCTGGAGGCCGAGGGATCGGCGAGGTTGGTGACCTTTTGGCTGGAAAGAGAAACCGAGCCGGTTGGCGCGGCCATTTGATCCAAGCGGCTGGTGCGAACCTGGCTGTCGAAGTCGCTGACTTTCGCGGCTGTGAGGGTCGGGATGTCGGAGGCTTCGAGGGTCGTGCCGGAGGTGGCGAGACCTTTGGCATTGACGGTGATCTTCGTGAAGGTGCCTGCGCTGACGCCGCTGTTGGCGAGTGTCGCAGAGATTGAGGCGTTGGCCGAGCCGTTGAAGGCCGAGGCTGTGCCGGTGACATCGCCAGTAAGCGAGATGTCGCGGCCAGTGGCGAGGGTGGTGGCTGTGGCGGAATTTCCGTCGATGCTGCCGGAGATCGTCGAGCTGAAGGTTTTGACGCCTGCAACGGTCTGGTTGCCTTCGAGCATGACTGCTGCTCCGCTGCCGCCAATTTTGACCATGTCAGTCCCGTCGCCGATCCGGAGAATGCGGTTCTGGATGTCATACGCTGGCTCGCCTGCGAGCAAGGACGCGGGTGCGCCATTTCCACGGAGGAATTTGAGTTTTGGATTTGCCATTTGAGTGGGTGCTTTCTTTGTGTGTGTTGGCGGCGGTGTTTAGTAGGTTCCTCCGTCCTGCTCGCCAGGGACGGGGGAATAGGTGGTGCCGGTCCAGCGCCAGAGCGTCCCGTTGTCGCGAGCGACATACAGGCGGTTGAGGCGGCCGGTGGCGGGAAAGTCGGAATAGGTGTCGTGCTGGACGAAGCCCTCGGCGTCAGCGATGAGGCCGGGCAGGGTGATCGAGATCGCAGACTCGTTGGCGCTGATGCGGCTCTCAAAAGCGGGGAGCGTCGTGGCCAGAGTGCCCTCGGCAGTGTCGAGGCGGGTGTTGACATTTGCGGCGTCAGATTGGAGGGTGGCGATATTGGCCTGCGCCGTGGAGAGGGTGGATTGCGCGGTGGCAAGGCCGGTCTGAAGGGTGGAGACTTGGCCTTCGGCGAGATCGACCTCGCCTTGCAGGGCGGCGAACTCGTCGGTCGTGGGGGAGGTTTTCTGGTAAGTCGTGCCTGTCCACGCCCAGATGACTCCCGAATTTTGCTGCACATACAAACGCTTGAGGCGGCCCACCGTCGGAAAATCCGTGCGGTCCACATAGTGGGCGATGGCGTCGGTCTCGACGGGGAGGAGGATGGTCTTCGCGGAGAGGTCGAGCTGGCTGGAGAATTGGTCGGCTGTGAGAGTTGTCATGGCTTAAAAAACTCCTCCATCGACAACGCTGGTGCTGGTGAGTCCGCCTGGAGTTCCGGTGGTCTCAACGGGGATGAGGCCGAGGGTGGTCACGACGAGCTTGTTGCCGAATGGCAGGGGGCTGCTGAGGGTGACGGTCTGCGAGGTGGCGTTGACCTGGTAGTCGCTGCCGGGCTCTTGGGTGACGCCGTTGATACAGACGAAGGTGTTGGAGGGGTTGTTGTCGGCGAGGCCGGTGACGCTAAAGACCGTCTGGGTGTTGTTGCCGGAAAAGGTGAAGCTGTTGAATTGCAGCGTGGGCTTATTTTCAATGGCATTCCACTCCGGCGATTCGTCAGAGATGAGGATGTAGGAAGCCGCGAGCGTCTTGTCGCCTGCCCCTTTGTATTGCCAGCGCTTGCCGTCGGAGGTGGTGACGAACGACCCCTCCTGCACGAGCACCTGCTGCGGCGCGGTGAGGTCGTCGAGCGTTCCCGAGGAAACAATCGCGGCCTGCGCGGCGCTGGGCGTGAGCGGGAAAATCCTCATCAGTCGGCGAAGTGGAACTTGACGGTGACAGGCGTGCCGCTCAGGTCGGTGCGGCGGACGCTGACCTGCTGGGAGCCAACCAAGCCGTCGATGGCAACGGCCGTGTTGTTGTTCGCTTCGATGAACGAGCCGTTGTCGATCTTCCAATCGATCTTCTGGCCGGTGTAGTTGAAGAGGGTGACCTTGGTGGCGCGGAAGGTTGGGAGAGCGACGAAATTTGCGCCGGTGGCGGATGTGGCGACCTCGGAGGTGCCGCCGTTTTTGTAGCGAATGTTGGCGTTCATAAATTATTATGGGTTGGGCTTGTCAATAGGGTGAGACGGAGTCGCGCTGGAGCGACCAGGTGAGCGGGGTGTTGTTGTTTCGCAGGAAAATGTCGTCGTGCGTTTTGACGATTTCGGCCTCGGCTTTTTGGAGCTGGAAGGCGGCTTTGTCGTATTGGCCGTCCTCTTCCAGCGTGTTGGCAAAAGCGGCGGCGCGGAGGTAGGGAGCGAAAATGGCTGGGATGCTCTGGCGCTCCCAATGCGTGGCGGAGGTCGGCAGGTTGCCGGTGGTCGCCGCGATGCAGAGGTAGCAATCGCCGGTCGTGTCGTAGTAAACGACATCGCCGGGCGAGTAGGCGGTGCCGGCCGCAAAGGCTGTGCTGGTGAGGCGCGGCTCGGGGCGGCGGAATTTCACCTGCACCTCGGTGTTGGCCGTGTAGCGGGAATCGGTGATGGTGACCGAGTCGTCGTTGTCGGCAAACGAAACGGTCTGCACAAGGCGGGTGGAGGACGGGAGGAAATCGGTGATTCGGAGGATTTGGCCGATGGTGCTCTCTCCGGCGACTCGGTAGGTGATGACGCTGCCGGCGGGCGTGCGGGCCTCGGTGAGCGTGGTGTCGGGCCAATCGTAGAGTCCCCACACATCCGAGAGGCCGGCCTCGATGTAGTCAGCGATGGCGGCGGCTTGCGAGCCGAGGACCGGCTGCGCGGCGTCAAGCCCCATGCGGCGGAGCACGGAATCGCGGATGGTTTTGAACGAGGAGGTTCTCACGCTGGGCCTCCTTGCTGTTGGGCCATTTTTTCAAGGGCGGGCTGGGCGCCGACGCGGCCGATCTGGGCGTTTTGTTGCTGCTGGAGGGCGAACGAAAATGCCTGCATGCGGGCGTCGAGCATGGATTTGAAAATCTCGTCCTGAGCGTATCGTTGCTGAACGGCGGGGTTCGCTTGGACGATCTGCTGGAGGGTTTGCAGGCGGAGCTGGGCGTTTTGGCCGTCGCTCTTGAGTTGAGGCTCGGTGCCGGCGGCGATCTTGGTGAATTGCAACTGCTCGTCTTCGATTTCCTGCTGGGAGGCGGCTTCGACATCCTTGATGAGGAATTCGGCCATGGTGGGATCGATGGCGCTGAAGAGGAATTTGACGAGGCCGACGCGGTCCACGACGCCCATGACATCCAGCGGGAGGAGCTCGATCATGCCTTTGATTTTGACCTGGAGGGCTTCGGAATCGAAGGTGCGGGCGTCGAAGTCGAGGCGCATGTCGAACTTGCCTTGAATCTCCTGACGGGAAGCGCGGAAGGGCATGGGCATGCCGCCGGCGACTCGCACGAATTGCACATCGTCGAGGTATTGCTGCGCGAGTTGGAAGGTCTGAGCGAGGATGAGGGAGCAATCGGAGAGCCAGCTATCGACGAGGTCTTGCTGGGC